CAGGCTGCGGGAACGGAATGAGAAAGAGTGGGAATTTTGGATGTACAAATGCTGTACGGATAAGGAAACCGGAGAGAAGTATGGATGGGGGCGCGTACTGGACTATATTGGTGTGGAATGGGAAGACCGATGGAGGCCAGCGCCGGCGACGCAGCAATAGTGATCTCAACGGGACAGTCCGCAAATTAATTCGGGAAGGAGGGATAAAGGTGAGGAAAAAAATGTTCATGGTACTGATACTTTTTCTGGCACTGGTGCCTGTACAGCCGGTAAGGGCAGAACCGGTTTCGGTTCCAGGGGATGTTGAGCGGTATTCGGTCGTGCTTGGCGAGCAGCATAATATCTGCCCGGAACTGATTCAGGCCATATGCTATAAAGAGAGCGGTTTTGAGCCACGTGCGGAAAACGGTGCGTGCATTGGAATCATGCAGGTAAATCCGTCATGGCATCAGGATCGGATGGAGCGTCTTGGCGTAACGGATCTGTATAATGCGGAAGATAATATGCTGGTTGGCGTTGACTACTTGTCTGAACTGCTTGGAAAACATGAGGATATCGGCGTTGCGCTAATGCTGTACAATGGAGATTCCGACGCGGAAAATGTCGAAAACGGCAATGCCCGTATTTCAGCCTATGCGGAAGAAATTTTAAGAATTTCGGAAGAACTGGAAAGAGAGAACGGCAAATGAGTAGTCTTCTTTTTACAATATTTATCATAGCGGCGGCATCTGTGGACGGATGTCAGACTGCATGGATCGCATGTCTGGGTTCGCTGTGCCTTTTATATCTGCTGGGTAAAAGAGAAAAAGAAGGGAAGGGAAGAAAGCAATGGGGTATAAAACATGTCCATACTGCGGTGCAAATCTTGATCCGGATGAAAGATGCGACTGCCGTGATCAGGTTGCAATGTCGCAACTGGGAGCCGGTGAAAACAGCCGGCCGGATTCAGATAAACATAATGATTATAACAATAACAGGGAGGAAATTTGCAATGAGTGATATCAGTATAAAAATTGAAGGACTTGAGGAGCTGACGAAAGCAATCAGGATTTTAGCGGAAATGACAGGAAAACAGCCGGCTGCGGCCATAACAGCGCAGACTGTACAGCCGGGACCGGCGCCAGCAGTACAGACGCCGCCTTCCGTTCCGATGGCTCCAAATTATGGACAGATACCCGTACAGCCGGCCGTAACTGTGGGAATGACCACGCAGCTACCTGCCAGCAACACGGTTCCGGTTACAGCGATGCCGCAGGAATATACGATTGAACAGTTACAGGTAGCGGCGGCAGGACTTTCCGGAACGGGGAAAATGCCACAATTAATGGGCATTCTGCAACAGTTCGGTATTCAGGCCATGACAGAGCTGCCCAGGGAACGCTACGGGGAATTTGCTGTTGCCCTAAGAGAGGCGGGTGCACAGATTTGACAGGGAAAAAGAAGGAAGAAAGAGCGCATGCGCTGCTGTCAGCATCCGGAGCAAAGAAGTGGATTAACTGTCCGCCATCCGCGAGACTGGAAGACAGTATACCGGAGGTGGAATCCGCGTATGCAAAAAAGGGAACATTGGCCCATCATATCTGTGAGCTAAAGTTGCAGAAGCTGTTTACAGATAAGAATATGACGGACAGAACATACAAAAGCCGGCTGAAAAAACTACAGCAGAACGAACTGTATGCCCCGGAAATGGAAGGTTTTACGGATGAATATGCGGACTATGTATCGGGTATCGCTTTTGGATTTCCGGCGGTTCCTTTTGTGGCTGTTGAAAAAAGGCTTGATTACAGCCCATGGGCACCGGAAGGGTTTGGCACAGGGGATTGTGTCATTATATACGGGAGAGAGCTTCATGTCATTGATTTTAAATACGGACAGGGGGTACCGGTGCGGGCAGAAGGGAATTATCAGCTTTCGTTGTATGCACTTGGGGCTTATCACGAGTTCGGCATGCTGTTTCCCATTCAGAACGTGCATCTACATATTGTCCAGCCGAGGCTGCGAAACACTTCGTCCTGGAGTACGACTTTGAAAGAATTACTCGCGTGGGGCGAGGTAGTCGTAAAACCCGCCGCCCAGAAGGCCTTCAATGGAGAAGGGGAGTTCAGGCCCGCGGATTACTGCAAAGGAGACAAAGAAAATTACTGCGACGCTGGTTTCTGCAAAGCTTATGGAAGATGTCGTGCAACGATGGAAAAGAACATGGAACTTTTCAAAGAAGCATGGGACGAGAACCAGAACATAAAGAAACTTCCTCCGCTTCTTTCATGGGAAGAAACCGGTGAGCTGCTAAAAAAGGCGATGTTTTTAAAGTCCTGGGTGCAGGAGCTTGAAAAAATTTCTTTGAATGAACTTGTAACAGGAGGCAAAGTGCCTGGATGGAAAATTGTTGAGGGCAAGAGCAATCGCAAGCTTTCTGATGCGGATGCAGCATTTACGGAGCTGGCTCAAGCAGGATATGAAGAGGCCGTTCTGTATAAAAGGGAGCCAATAACCCTCGGAGAACTGGAAAAGACACTCCGTAAAGAGCACAGACAGGAAATTCTGTCAAAGTACCTTGTAAAACCTCAGGGAAAACCGACTCTGGCGCCAGAGGACGACGCAAGACCCGAAATGGTTTTGCAGAAAGTCTCTGCGGAGGAAGCCTTTGGCGGAGAAAATGCCTATTTAAAGAAGGATCCATGCATGTAAAGGAGGAAAGTGGGATGGCAATTACAACAGGAAAAGTCAGGGCCAGTTACGTTAGTATTTTTCAGCCCCGCGTGTCACAGAATGGCGGCGAACCGAAATATTCCGTGACACTGCTGATTCCAAAAAATGATGCGGCAACGATCAATGGAATCTACGCAGAGATAGAAAAAGCAAAGCAGGAGGGGATGCAAAAAGTATTCGGAGGAAATATTCCGCCTGTATGTAAAATCCCGATTTACGACGGGGACGGAGTACGGCCGGCATCCGGAGAACCTTTTGGAGAAGAGTGCAGGGGACACTTTGTAATGACTGCATCCGCGAAACTCCAGCCGGCTATTGTCGGGCTGGACATGCAGAACATTATTAATCCCGCAGAAGTATACAGCGGATGCTATATCAGAGCAAACATTAATTTTTTCGCTTATAACTCTAATGGAAATAAAGGCATTGGATGCGGGTTGAATGCTGTACAGAAAATCGAGGATGGAGAACCGCTGACTGCAAGAGTATCCGCAGAAGAAGCTTTTGGCGGAAGCAATGCCTATACCGCTATACCGGTCCAGTATTCCACAGCCGTTCCCGGACAGTTTACGCCGGTGCCTGCGGCGGGAGGGTATTCTCCGGCAGCAATGCAGCCGGCTGTACCGATCCAGTACCAGCAGGTAATGCCAGCGCCGGCAGCATATCCGCAGCAGACTGCGTCGTTGTCGATGCCGTACCAGCAGCAGATAGACCCGATAACAGGAAAACCGATGCTTACAGGAGGCGTAATGGGATTGCAATGAGGACCCTGCACATAGACCTTGAAACTTATTCAGACATCGATATTACGAAAGCCGGACTGTACAGGTATGTACAGTCCCCGGTTTTTGAAATTCTGCTCTTTGCATATTCTTATGACTATGAACCCGTCCGGATCATCGATCTGGCAGCTGGAGAGCAGATACCCGTTAATATCGTGTGCGACCTGAATGACCCAAATGTGAAAAAAACGGCCCATAATGCGGCTTTTGAAATAAACTGTTTAAAAAAATACTTTCCGACTGAGATATATCAGTGGCACTGTACTATGGTACACGCCTATTACTGCGGCCTTCCGGGGCAGCTTGGACAGTTGGGAAAGGCACTTGGACTACCTGAAAGCCGCCAGAAAATGTCAGTGGGTAAACAACTCATAAAATATTTCTGCGTGCCATGTACTCCAACGAAGAATAATTATGGACGGACTAGAAACCGCTGGTACCATGACAGGCAGAAATGGGAACTTTTCAAAAGTTACTGCATTCGGGATGTAGAGACCGAAATGGAGATACACAGGATATTGGAGAGGCATCCGTTTCCGGAGGCAGAACATTTTAACTGGGTGCTGGATCAGTATATTAACCTGGATGGCGTAGCGGTGGATCAGGAGCTGATCAGAGGCGCACTGGACATCTCGGACCGAATTAAGGACGAACTTTCCGGCAGGGCAAGGAAGATCACGGGACTTGAAAATCCTAACAGCGTGGCGCAGTTAAAGCAGTGGATCCGGGAAAACTCTGATATGGAACTGGAAGACTTAAAGAAGCAGACAGTGGCGGAGGTTTTAGCGGACAAGTCGGGAGATGAGCTTATTAAAGAAGTACTCCGGATCAGAAAAGAACTTGGAAAGACATCCGTGAAAAAGTATGAAGCCATGAATACATGTGTGTGCAGTGACGGAAGGATAAGGGGGCTGCTACAGTTTTATGGAGCTAACCGGACAGGACGCTGGGCCGGAAGGCTGGTACAGGTACAGAATCTGCCGAGGAATTACATCGGTACACTGGATACGGCAAGAGAGCTTGTGAAGAAAAGGCAGACTGACGCCATCAGGGTGATCTATGGGAACGTGCCTGATACACTCTCACAACTGATCCGTACCGCATTTATTCCCGGTCAGGGAAACCGGTTTCTGGTAGCGGATTTTTCAGCTATTGAGGCCAGAGTACTTTCGTGGCTGGCGGGGGAGCAGTGGCGGCTGGATGTCTTTAAAACCCATGGGAAGATATATGAGGCTTCTGCTTCGGCGATGTTTGGCGTTGATATCAGCCTGATCAGGAAAGGAAATCCGGAGTATGAACTGAGAGGCAAAGGAAAGATTGCAGAACTGGCGCTGGGATATCAGGGCGGAAAAGGCTCGCTGATTTCCATGGGCGCCCTGAGTATGGGGCTTACTGAGGAGGAACTTCCTGATATCGTGAGAAGGTGGAGAGGAAGCAATAAGCGCATTGTGGATTTCTGGAAAGCAGTTGAACGTTATGCACTGGATACAGTCAGACATGGCACAACAGGATATATGCCCTGTGGCATTGCTTTTGAACGGGACGATGATTATTTGTCTATTGTGCTGCCAGGCGGGAGGAAGCTTTATTATTATAAGCCGGAAATTCGATTGAACGATCTTGGCAGAGATGCAATACATTTCCGCGGAGTCAACCAGAAGACCAGAAAGTGGGAAATGATATGCACCTACGGGGGGAAGATTACGGAGAACATCATACAGGCAGTGGCAAGGGATCTGCTGGCTAATTCAATGATGAATCTGTACCGTGAAGGTTTTAAAATTAACTTCCATATCCACGATGAGGTGATCATTGAAGAACCGGAGGATTCAGGGAGAACACTGGAAGAGGCCGTCAGCATCATGTGCCGTCTTCCGGAATGGGCAAAAGACCTGCCGTTAAATGCGGATGGTTTTGAAGCGTACTATTACAGGAAGGATTAAGTGTGGAGGGGGGGGACGAAGATCTCGTGCAGAATAACAGGATTATCAGGATAACGACAGGAACAAGCAGAAAGGCAACGGTCTGGAACGGACAGGAACTGTACTGGTCAGATTTTTTGCAAAAACTGTCGCAGCCTGTAAGGACACAGGAAAGTTTTGAACAGTATAAATCCCTTTCCAGGCCGGACCAGGACAGGCTGAAAGATATCGGGGGTTTTGTGGGCGGCGTTTTAAAAGGGTCGCGGCGTAAAAATGAGAATGCGGGAGAACGGTATCTGATTACGCTGGATGCGGACACGATCGAGCCCGGTGGTACACAGAAAGTACTGAATACGGTATCCGCACTGGGATGCGCGTATGTCATATATTCGACAAGAAAGCATGAAGGCGCCGCGCCGCGGCTTCGCATTATTATGCCGCTGGATGAACCGTGTTCCGCAGATGAATATGAGCCGATAGCCCGTAAGGCTGCGAGTTTTATCGGGATGCAGATATTCGATCCGACAACCTTTGAGCCGGTCCGGTTAATGTACTGGCCAGGATGCAGCCGGGACAGTCAGTATATATTTGTATATGAGGATAAGCCGTTTCTCTCAAAAGAGGGGATGCTTGGGTGTTACAGAAACTGGAGGGATGTATCGGAATGGCCGGAAGTGCCAGGTGCGGCCAGAATCCGCGACCGGTCGGCCAAAAAACAGGGGGACCCGTTTGAGAAAAAGGGAATTGTCGGTGCTTTCTGTAAGAGTTTTTCCATAGAGGATGCAATGGAGCAGTTTATTCCCGGTACTTATGAACCCTGTGCAGATTCGGGAAGATTTACCTTCGTGGAAGGGAGTACGGTGGGAGGAGCGGTTCTTTATGAAGACGGACGGTTTTTGTACAGCCATCATGCAACGGATCCGTGTTCCGGAAGGCTGGTCAATGCTTTTGATATGGTGAGGCTTCATTTATTTGGTGACGAGGACGACGAGGCAAAACCGGATACGCCGGCCGCTAATCTTCCGTCTTTCCGGAAGATGTGTGAATTTGCGTCCACGATTCCGGCAGTAGCAGAGATGATGGCAAAGGAAAGATACGAAACTGCCGTGCGCAGTTTCTCAGAATCTCCGTTTGCGGGAGGAGAAGAGGCAGATGCCGGATGGGTGCTGAAGCTACAGGCCAGTCCGAAGACGGGGGAACCACTGAATACCATCCAGAATGTTCAGGTCATTCTGGAAAACGATCCCGCACTGAAAGGACGCATATATCATGATGAAATGGCGGGAAGGGCAATGGTGACAGCGCCGCTTCCGTGGGAGCCGCAGAATGGTTTATCCGGTGTAAGACAGTGGAAGGATGATGATGATTCAGGGCTACGGGGATATATGGAGGCAGTTTACCGGATTACTGGAAAGGAGAAGATACTGGACGGATTTGCGGTATATGCGCTTAACCATAGGGTACATAAACTGAGGGAATACTTATCGGCTCTGACATGGGACGGTACGCCGCGGGTAGATACTCTTCTGATTGACTATCTGGGAGCAGAGGACAGTATTTATGTCAGGGAAGCCATACGAAAGACCCTTGTGGGAGCGGTAGCAAGAGTATTCAGCCCGGGGACAAAGTTTGACACGATGCTGATTCTGGCCGGAAAACAGGGAATCGGAAAGAGTACATTCTTCCGTTTCCTGGGAATGGACTGGTATTCTGATTCGCTCTGCACTTTTGAAGGAAAGGACGCGGCGGAACTCTTACAGGGCTACTGGATTATTGAAGCCGGGGAACTTACCGGTATGACTAAATCCGAGATGAATACAGTCAAACAGTTTCTGAGCAAGGGCGATGACGTATACCGTGCGGCCTATGGCCGGAGAACAGAGAAGCACCTGCGCCAGTGTATCATCGTGGGGACTACTAATGAAACGGAGTTTCTGAAAGACTATACAGGTAACAGACGGTTCTGGCCTGTGGACCTTACAGGGGAGGGGAACCAGAAAAATATCTGGAGGGATTTGCCTGGGGAAATTCCACAGATCTGGGCGGAGGCCGTCGCACTGTGCCGTATCGGGGAACCGCTGATATTATCGCGCGACGCGGAAAAGATGGCGGAACATGCACAGGAAGAGCACAGGGAGGCGTCTTATTCGGAAGGTGCGATTACGGAGTTTCTCGAAAAAAGGATTCCCAAGGACTGGTACAGGAGAAATCTGTACGAGCGGCGAAACTGGCTGGATTCCGGGTTTGACCAGAAACAGACTGATGAAAGCCGGCTGATGCTCAGGGACAGGATATGTGCATGGGAAGTGTGGAATGAATGCTTTAAAATGCCAGGATACACCCGGATGAGGAAATCGGATTCAAAGGAGATCAACAGCATTCTGGAAAAGCTTCCGGGATGGGAACGGTCGAAAGGAGTCATGCGATTTGGAGGTGAATACGGGTCACAGAGAGGATTTTACCGGTCAACAACCGGTCTGTAAACAATCTTCCGGGCGTGGAAAGTTTACAAGGGGAGTGTAAACATGTGAACAGGGCGAAACATTCGAATGTTTATGCGGAAAAGCCGATAAATACTGGTACAGGCATAGCATATAAACATGTAAACATTCTACTATATGGAATAAAAAATAAAGGGAAATAAGGGATATATATACCCCTGTACCCTTATATACGGGTATATATATAGGGAAAATGCGAAGAATGTTGCAAGAGACAGGAGAAAGGAAATGAGAGAGAGCGAACTGGAAAGAAAATTTTGCAGACTTGTCGGACAGTCAGGCGGAAAAGCGTATAAATTTACATCGCCCGGGAACAGCGGTGTGCCTGACCGGCTCGTGGTTCTTCCGGAAGGCCGGATAGGTTTTGTGGAGCTGAAACAGAGGGGGAAACAGCCGGGAAGACTACAGCAGTTTCAAATGGCAGAGCTGGAAAGACTCGGATGTTACACCGCCGTAGTGGACAGCATGGAGAGCGGGGCGACGGTTATTGACGAGATGCTCCGGCAGAAGCCGACGGCATCCGATCAGGATAAATTGTTTCTGGAGATGGTAAACAGGACGCCCGTCTGGAAGAAAGGGGGAGTACAGTGAAATTTACGCCGCATGATTATCAGCGCTACTGCATTATGCGCATCATACAGGATAAATCGATTGCCCTGTTTCTGGATATGGGGCTTGGAAAAACCGTCATAACCCTGACGGCGGTATGCGACCTGATTTTTAACCGGTTTCTTGTGGGAAGATGTCTGGTGATTGCGCCCAAAAAAGTTGCGGAGGATGCGTGGATCAGGGAACAGGAGAAGTGGTACCATCTAAAACTGCTCAGGATACAGCCGGTACTCGGCTCAAAAAACAGGAGGGTCAGGGCACTGAACAGCCCTGGAAATATTTTTGTGATCAACCGGGAAAATGTATCCTGGCTGGTGGATTACTACCGGAACGACTGGCCATTCGACATGGTGGTCATTGATGAATCAAGCAGTTTCAAGAGCCATCAGGCAAAGCGGTTCAAAAGTCTCAGGAATATCCGCGGACATATCAGCAGGCTTGTAGAGTTGACCGGTACGCCGTCACCGAACGGACTGACGGATTTGTGGGCACAGCTTTATCTTCTGGATGGCGGAAAGCGTCTTGGAAGGACTCTTACGGAGTACCGGAATAATTTTTTCCTGCCAGGGGCCCGAAACGCGACGACGATATTTTCTTATGAGCCGAGACCCGGGGCGGATGAAAAGATACAGGAGCTTATCAGGGATATCTGCATCAGTCTTTCGGCAAAGGATTATCTGAGTCTGCCTGAGCGGATTGATAATATCCGCTATGTACGACTGGATTCCAGAGCCCGTAAGGCGTATGAGGAGATGGAGCGCGAGAGGATCCTTGAGCTTCCGGATGGAATCCTCGATGCCGGGAGCGCGGCGGTCCTGTCGGGGAAACTGTTACAGATCGCTAACGGGGCGGTTTACCATACGGCAGAATCCCTAGCGGGCGACAGGTCCGTGCAGAACAGAAAAGTAGTCGAGATTCATGACAATAAACTGGAGGGATTTATGGAGCTGGTGGAGGAACTTAACGGGAAGCACGCGTTAGTATTTTATAATTTCCAGCATGACCTTGAGCGGATACGCAGAGTACTGTCAAAAACAGGGCTGACTGTAAGGGAACTGAAAACTCCGGAGGATATCGCGAACTGGAATGCGGGGCAGATCGAGATTCTTCTGGCGCATCCGGCAAGTGTGGCATACGGACTGAACCTACAGGAAGGCGGCAGCGATGTAGTATGGTTCGGCCTGAACTGGAACCTTGAACTTTATCAGCAGGAAAATGCGAGGCTCCACAGGCAGGGACAGAAACATACGGTTTATATACACCACCTTCTTGCGGTCGGGACAGTGGACGAAGACGTGATGAATGCGTTGCAGCGTAAAGGTGATTGTCAGGCGGCGCTTCTGGAGGCGCTCAGGGCAAGGGTGGATAAGTACTTTCAGGCGAAAAGATAAGGAAGGGAGCGCGTGGATGGATAAATGGATTTTAGATGTTTGCTGCGGGAGTAGGATGTTTTGGTTCGATAAGAACAACCCGCACACAGTTTTCATGGATAACAGAGTTTTACATGATAATTTATGTGATGGAAGAAAGATTGACATTGAACCTGATATCATAGCAGATTTTCGAGACATTCCGTTTGAGGATAATACTTTTGATTTAGTCGTATTTGACCCACCGCATTTGTTGAGAGCTGGGGACGAGTCATGGTTGACTAAGAAGTATGGAAGATTGTGTCCGACATGGAAAGAGGATTTAAAACAAGGATTTTCGGAGTGTATGAGAGTGTTGAGGCCACACGGGGCATTGGTATTCAAATGGAGCGAACAGCAGATTGAATTTAGAGAGGTTATGAAGGCGATCAATTTGACTCCACTGTTTGGGGATAAAAGAGGAAAAACACGATGGGTTGTGTTTTTGAAAAGATAAAATAGCGGCAAGAAAGCGATTGAAAAAGAAACCCATGCAATACAATCCGGCATGGGATGCCGCACTGGTGAAGGCAATGCAGGATCGTTGCAAAGAATTAAAAGTCAAATATGGGAGGAAATAAGAGGTGACACAGGAACAGGAGGAAATTAAGAAAAAAAAAGAATATCTTCAAAGCTATGAAAGAGCAATACGTCAGATGAAACGCAGTGAGCTTAAAATGCAGGAAATGCGTCTGAATACAGTGTGCCCTTCTGTGATAAATGATGGAATGCCGCACGTGCATAATAATAACGATTTATCATCTTATGTGTCTATGCTTGATCAGGAAGAAAAACGGTATATGAAGTACAGATATCAACGGATTAAGAAGTGTAAAGAGATAACAGATAGGATTGAAAATCTTCGGAATGAGAATGAAAAGGACATTCTGATGCTTAGATACATAAGATTGATGAGTTGGGGGGATATAGCCGTAAAAATGGGGTTCAGCTGGCAACATACTCATAGGATTCATGCGCAGGCGCTAAAAAATTTTAAAATGAGATAGAATGAGATAGTTTATATGTGATATGGTGTAGTCAGTGATATAAGAGATAGCCTAGGCCGTTTCTTTTGCACAAAACAAATGAACACGTGGTGGTGATTTTGCCGAGAAAACGAAGCCCGAACCGTGATAAAGCTCATGAGATTTATAAAGATCACGGCGGGAATATTACAAACAGAGAAATTGCAAATCTTTTGGGCGAAGATGAGAAGGTTGTAGCGGTCTGGAAGAGTAGAGATAAATGGAATGATGTACAACAATCAAAGAAAAGTTGTACAACAAATAAAAAAGGCGGTCAGCCGGGAAATAAGAATGCGGCCGGCCACGGTGCGCCAAAGGGAAATAATAATGCAGAAAAGCATGGTCTTTTTCGGAAGTATCTTCCGGAAGAGGCCTTTTCTATTATGCAGGAAATGCCGGCGGCTCCATTGGATGTCCTGTGGGATCAGATTCAGATTGCCTATGTGGCCATCATTCGGGCACAGCAGATCATGTATGTGCGTGATCGGGAGGATAAAACCATAGAAAAGGTCGGACATAAAGATGGCGATACGGTGACGGAAGAGCGCTGGGAAGTACAGCAGGCATGGGATAAGCAGGCAAATTTTTTGAAAGCACAGGCACGTGCCCAGGGGGAACTCAGGAGCATGATCAGGCAGTATAACGAACTGTTGCACGAAAACTGGGAGCTTGCTACGGAGGAACAAAAAGCGCGCATAAAGAAGCTGGAGGCGGAAACAGAACAGGTCAAAAATAAAAACAAGGCTGAAAACGAGAGCGATGGGGTTGAAATCATTAACGACTGTCCAACCTGAAAGGAAGCAGGTGCGGATCAGCGACATTATTATTCCAAAGTATCAGGATATATTTAACAATCGTACGTATAAGCATATCATACTGACTTCTGGCCGTGCCGGGACAAAGTCCAGTTTTGCCGGTGTGCGTGGTATTTATCAGCTTGTCAGTGATGGCTCCGGTTCCGTAGTGGCGCTTCGTAAGCGCCACAATAAGCTGCGGAAAACGGTATACAAGGAAATGCTGCGGGGTATTAACCGGCTTGGGATCAGTAAAAAGAATTTTGAGATTACAAAGTCCCCGATGGAGATCACCTATAAAAAGCACGGGACTACAATGTATTTTGCAGGTTCCGACGGTATAGACGATACGAAGGGTATCATTGATGAGGATAAGCCGATTAAGCTTGTTATCCTGGATGAATTAACGGAGTTCTTTGACGATGGTGAGGGTGAAGATGAACTTCTGAACATTGAAGCGACTTTTGCCCGTGGAAACAAGGGCGATTTTCAAATGATCTATCTGTTCAATCCACCAAAGAACCCGAACAGCGACATTATGAAGTGGCTGACCAAAATGAAGCAGCGGCCAGACACCATCCACATTCACACGGACTACAGGGATGTTCCGGCTGACTGGCTGGGGCCTGACCTGATACAGTCAGCGGAAACGCTGCACCTGATAGATCCCCGTCAATATGAATGGGTATGGCTGGGGAAGTGCATCGGCATAGACGAAGTTATTTACTATATGTTCAGCCAGAAGCACATTGACCGGCCACTTGCAGGGCGTGACCGCTTTCCCATTATCGCCATCGGCGGGGACTATGGACAGCAGAATGCCACGACATTTCAGGCGGCAGGTCTGGACATAGCACACAGGAAGCTACGGGGCCTGAATGAATATTATCACAGCGGCAGGGAAAGCGGAAAACAGAAAGCCCCTTCCCTGTATGCAAAGGATTTTGTTCAGTTCGTTCAGTTGTTGGGTAAACAGTACGGAACGGAAGGTGTACGCTTTTTACTGTTTCTGGATCCTTCTGCTAAAGGTTTAGCGGAAGAAATCAAGCGGGCCTGTAGGGTTGCGGGGGTTCCTGTATCTGTCCGGGAAGCTGACAATGATGTGAAGCTGGGGATCAGCCGGACACAAAAGGCGCTGACCTTCAACATTTTATCCATTTCCCCCAAACAGGAAAACGCCATTGATGAATTTGGGGTGTACGGGTACGATCCAAAGTCCATTGAAAAGGGCAAGGAAGAACCGATCAAGTTAGACGATCACTGTATGGACGCTATCCGGTATATGGTCATGGGTATGTGGACGAAAATCAAGGCGTGGCTGCCTGTTTCGGAACAGGAAGATGAAAAATAATCAGGGAGTGAAAGACAATGGATATTTTCAGTTATTTCCGGGATAAGGGGATCGACACGGTGAACCCCACCTATTACCGGCAAATAGAGATCTGGCGCAGCTGGTACAATTCCAATGTGAAGAAATTTCATAAGTACAAAGTATACCGTGGGAACGGTGCTTCTGTGAACTGCCTGCGGCACTCTTTAGGCATGGCTAAAAAGGTCTGTGAGGATATGGCGGATCTTTTGCTGAATGAGCGTGTGACAATCACCATAGCAGACCAGACCACGGATGCCTTTGTGAAGGGTGTGCTGGAAGCTAACACATGGGAAGAACTGGGGAATGAATTTCAGGAATGGAAGTCAGCGCTGGGAACCGTGGCCTATGTGGTGTATATCAAGGATGCCACGGTGGACGAAGCCGGGAACATGACCGGGGGCAGCGTGGGGATCAATTATGTGGAAGCGGCCCACATCTACCCTACCAGCTGGCAGAATAAAGTGATCACAGAATGTATTTTCACGTTTCCAAAAACTTACAAGCGTAAGAAATACGTTCATTTTCAGTATCACCGGATTGAGGATGTACCCGGTGAGAACCGGAAACAGTATGTGATTGAAAACACGGTTGTGGAGAACACCAGCGGTTCAGGCCGGGAACTGACACCTGACCAGTGGGAAGAAATACCCGCTTTCAGTGGGCTGGCTGAACGTATTGAAACAGGTTCAGACCAGCCGCTTTTCATTATTGACCGGCTGAACATGGTGAATAATGCAGACGATGACACCACTAACCCGATGGGTGTTTCCCTGTTTGCAAA